GGTTCGGGTCGGGCGTCGTCCCCCCGCTGGTGCTAACCCCCGCTCATTCCTAGATTGGAACCTATGGGCATCCGGCAAGGAAGTAACGGGACGAAGGACCCCGCGGCGGCGAATTGGGACCGTATTTTCGGGAGGGGTGCAGCGAGGGCGGACGAGACGCGAGGCATAGCCACCACCGGCGAACCGGATAGTCGCGCACCACTCGCCGAGCGACCTGGCCACCCCATCCCCGCCGAACTCACCCCAGAGGACGGCGCATGACCAATCCCGACAACACGTTAGCGGCACCACCAGTCGAAGGAAGTAGTTCGGACAACTCCGGAACCATCTCCGGACCCCCATTAGTCCCCCAATCCCACGGCGGCGCCATCCTCCGGGGCGGGAAACCCGGCAACAAAGGCGGACGGCCCCCCGACGAGTGGAAAGCCGCCATGCGCTACCTCGCCTCCCGTGGCGCCACCCTCAAGAAGGCCAAACAGATTCTGGAATCAGCCGAGGACGGGCAGCTCTGGGCGTCGGTCTGGAAGTTCGCGGGCGAACAGGGCTACGGCCGGGCGCACCAGACCATCAGCAAAGCCAGTGTGAGCCGGGTGGAGTTCGCGTTGGTGGACGAACGGGTCGCCGCCCCGCCGGACGATGGCGAAGGCTAAAGGGCAGACCGTTCGGGTCAATCTGTGCAAACCCCTGCCCCACCAGGCGGGGCCGCATCGCCACCCCGCCCGCTATCACCTCCGCAACTGGGGCCGCCGGACGGGCAAGGACACGCTCGGATTTACCGAGATCAACGTCGGGCGGGGTCCGGCGGACTGTCCCCACCCACCTGGTCATTGTCAACGCCATCTAACACAGGGCCGGTCATGCTGGGCCGGACTGCGGGACCAACTCGACGTGGTGTGGCTGGCCCCCGCGCATCCGCAGGCGGACCTTCTGTGGCTAGAGCAGATCGTCCCCCGCTGTAGTAACCCGGCCTACGAGATTCACACCCAGGACAAACGGGTTCAGTTGATCGGGGGCGGGTCGCTCTGGGTGAAATCCGCGGCGGATCACGACACGATCAACAGTATCCGGGGCATGGGTAAGCAGTTGGGCGGGGTCATCATTAACGAGGCCGCCCACCTCGATTTGGAGTACGCGCTGACGAACGTCATTGCGGCGGCCACGATGGACCGGGGCGCGTGGGTGACGATCCAGAGCACGCCCAAGCGCGGCTCCTACTTCAACCAACTGTGTGCCGACACCAAGGACGGCGGGCGCGACCCCGCGACCTGGCACTATTCCCGGCTCACGTTCCGCGACAACATCTCGCTCCCCGCCAACGCGGAACAATCGCTCGCCGAACTCATCACCCCCGGTACCGACGCCTGGCGGGAGGAGGTCGAAGCCGAACTCCTGATCGGGGGCGGGGGGCTGGTGGTCCCGATGTGGGACGCGCGGGTCCACGCCAAGGCCCCAGACCCCCCGGCCTCGTGGCCACGGGCGGCCGGCCTCGATTGGGGCATGCGGGACCCGACCGTGTTGGTCTGCGGCGCCCAAGGCCCCGAGGATACCATCATCTGGTACGAGGCCACGTTCAAGGACATGACGGCGTACAAGGTGGGGTTCACCATCGGGCGCCGCCTGATGAAACTGCCCTGGATTGAGTACATCGCGGGCGATACCCAGATGTGGGACCGCCAAGCCACCGGGCCGACGATTGCCGAACGATTCCAAGCCGGCCTTTCGGATGCGATGGGGGCCAAGGCCGTCCAGTTGGTGCCGGCCAACAAAGGGCCGGGGAGCGTCCAAGCCGGGGTCAACTTGCTCCAAGAATTGATGACGTGGAGCGGCGATCCCGAGGCGCTGCATCCCTGGCAACGACCCCGCCTCACGATTCACCCGCGCTGCGAAACCTTGTGCAGCACGTTGGGCCGCTTAGTCTTAGACGAGCCGAAACCGGGCAAGCCGGTCACGATCAAGCCGGGCCAGAATGACCACTGCTTGGCGCCGGATACCCCGGTGTTGACAGACCGAGGCTGGATACCGATTGCCTCGGTCTCCACGGCCATGCGCGTGTTGACCCGCGACGGATGGTGTCGAGTCCTCAGCGCCCGACAAACGCAGCCGATGGCGGACGTGTACGAGGTGACGATGGACGACGGCCGGAGCGTGATTAGCACCGCGAACCATCCCTTTCATGTGGAAGGGGTTGGCTTTGTGCGTTGCGATGCATTACGTTACGGCGACCCCATCACGAGCCTTCCGTGGAGCGACCGACCGTCCTTCGAGCAACCTGCCAGATATGGCGCGACACCCGATTCTGGCTATGTGGACGATACTTCAGTCGTCCCATCCGTGGCGGAGGGCGCGAATACCTTCACCGACGGGTATACCGGGACGTGGTCGGAGCGATTCCCGACGGCTACCACGTCCATCATCGGGACCATGACCCCGCGAACAATGAGCCGGCCAATCTGGTCCTCATGGCGGCATGGGAGCACCAATCCCACCACGGCAAAATCGTCAGCCCGACACGATTGGCCGCCGTTCGGCGCAACGTCGTGCACGCGACCGCCGTTTCCCGGACCATGTCCTCCGAGCAGCGACGGGATGCCGCGTGTCGGGGATGGGAGACGGCCCGTCGTCGCGGACCGGTTGATGCCGTCTGTACGATCTGCGGCAAATCATACGGCACTTGGATGCCGGCCCGCTCCAAGTTCTGTGGCAACAACTGTCGCCAAGCTGCGATCCGTCGTCGCCGTCGGGCAGCAACCCGTTTGGAACCTCCACGTTGACGGTCGGCCCGAGTTCTTCGCGGCGGGCCTTCTCGTTCATAACAGCTTCGACGCGCTTCGCTACTATCTCGCGTCCCGGCCGCCCAAGGAAGAAGTCGAATCGGTCGAAGCGGTCGATCCGGACGTGCATCCGGGGTTCGAGGTGGACCTGAAGCGGCGCCGGGTGCGGCATCGGAACCCGGTCGAGGAGCGGGCGGCGGATCGGGAACGCTGGCGGCGGGATATCGGGGGCTACAGTTTCGACATGGGCAATGAATCTGACCTCGTGGAGTTTGACGGCGACCTATGAGACGCAAGAGCGCGGTGCAAGTCCTTGAGGAACAACTGGCGGCCAGTAACGCCCGGTTCGACCGACTGGCCGACAAGCTCGTGGCCGCGCTTGAATCCCTGACGCTGCCCCGTGAGCCGGCCGTTCCGGCCAGTCCTCCGCCGCCCGCGCTGGACCCCGCCATCGTCCGCGCCATTGCCAGTCTGAATCTCGACGAACGGTCGAGCGCGTACCGCGATGTGGTGCAGTGGGCTGCGGATGCCACGGGTCACATGGAGGCGGCCGAGGTCGTCCAGCGGATCACGAAAGGATGGGCGCACGAACTGGAGGAGGTAGACGCATGACGACCCCCGCGCTCGAATACGGCCGCAACCCGTCGGTCCTGGATGACCCGGAACGCACCACCACGAAGCCCGACGAGGACGCCAAGCCGTACGACGGGGAAGACCTCCTCCAGTTGGCCCAAGCTGACCCGCAGAAGGCGGCCAAGAAGGTGCTGGCGATGTGGGATGAAGCGAAGGCCCACCCGGCTCAGCAGAAACGGGAAGCCCAGTGGAAGGCCAACGCGCTGCGGCGGCAAGGCATCCCGAACGTCCGGCTCCAGAAAGCCAAGGACGAATCGGTCTACACGGTCTGGGTCCCGCCGGGCGCCGCGCAAGCCGCCCCCGTCGTCAACTACGCCTCGACGCTCTGCCGTAAGCTCACCGCCAATCTGTTTGCTGATCCCCCGGCGCCGATGGTGATTCCGTCGAGCGGGGAGGACGTGGACCGGGATGCGGCCGAACTGGCGGAGCGGGTCCTCGCCGATCTGGCGTCAGAATCGGGGCTTGATGACGTGCGGGGCGCCCGGAATGCGTTTGATCGGGCGCATACCTACGCCTCCGGGTTCGTCTGGTACGACGTGGACCCGGCTGGGAATGGCATGGGGCCGCAAGCGGTGTTGGCCAGCCCGAACGCGGTGACGCTGGACGAGGCGTTGACCGCCGGGCCGCCGTACGTCCTCCGCTTTGTCACGGCCGAACAGGACTACCAGCCGCCCGCCCCGCCCCCGACCGAACAGGTCACCGGGGTGGACCCGATGGGCCAGCCGATGGTCACGATGGTACCGGGGCCGCAACCGCCGATGCGACGGGCCAAGTTGCTGACCGATGACCCGACCAAGGCCGAGCAGGTCCCGCTGCCGAAACTCCGCAAGGAGATTCTCACTGGCAAGCACGTGCTGTTGCAGCCGATCACGGCGCAAGATGTCTGGGAAGCGGATGGCGTCATGAAGGGGCTGTTCCTCCCCTGGTCCACCCTCAAGCGCCAGTTCCCCGACCTCGCCAACCTGCCCCCGGACGAGCAGAAGAAGCTGTTCAGCACTGCGCCGGCCAAGACCGACGGTCTCTATCCGTCGGGGCTCAGGGGCCGGGACCAAGAACAGGGCGACAACCGGTTGGCCTTCACGGTCTGTTGCGTTTATCGAGCTGGCGGCGCCCATCCGCAGGGGGTGTACCTGATCGTGGTGGGCGATCGGGTGGTGTATAGCCGGCCGTGGATGGCGCCCCGAGGGGCCTCAACCGTCCCGCTGGACCTGCCGGTCACGCAGTATAAGGCGTGGGACGAGGGGCGCGAGGACCCGTTTGGCGTGGCGACGATGGAGATTCTGGGGCCGGGGAACGAAGTGCGGATTGCCCAGGTCGGGAGCCTCTTGACCCACCTCGACCGGTTCAACAACCGGAAGATTTTCTACCCGTCCAACAGCATGCTGCAACCGAAACAGATGCAGCTGGCCACGGGGACGTACATCCCCATGAATCCGGGGGGCGGGGCGCCGGTCCCCGAAACCATCCCGCCCTATCCGAAAGAGTCGATCGAGGTGTTCACGCTGACCGGACAGGAGATGGAGAACGCCGTCTCGATGACCGGGGTGGCCCAAGGGCTCGACTCGCCCGACGTGCAATCCGGCCGGCACGCCTACCAAGTGGTGGCCCAGGCTCACGCCGGCCTGTCGGAGCCGAAGCAGAACATCGAGCGGGCCTATACCCGCGGCTGTCGCATCCAGTTGCAGTTGATCGGCGCGTTTTACACCAAGTACCAGCGGGTCCGGTGGTCCACCGAGGACGGCCAGTACCGCGACAAGTGGTTTCTGGGCAGCGACTTAGGCTCGACCGCCGATGTCCGGGTCAAGCCGGGAACCATGACCATGATGACCCCGACGGCCAAGATGGCGCTGGCGATGGAGTGGAACCAGGGGATGCCGGGCCTGTTGTCGATGGAACAGATTCAGCGGTCGCTGTACTCCGGGGCGGGGGCGACGATCGGGGTCCAGGATGACCCGGCCCGCATGCGGATTCGTCGGCAACTCGCGGAGTGGTCGGACGGCCCGCCCGAGGATGGGAACCTCCCGGCCCGCGCCCAGGCCATCTTCCAGCCCTTCCCGGCCGATCTGGTCCCCGCGGTGGCGCAGATTCGGTTGACCGAGATCGTTCAATTCTGCCAGTCGGTGCGCTACGAACGCCACCCGCCGGAGTGGCGACAGGTCCTCGACCTGGAACTCCAGCGGATGCAACAGGCCGTGGCGCCACCGCCCCAACCGATGCCGCCCGGAGGCGCCGCGCCGAACCAGCCGCCGCCGCCCGAAGCGGTCGCCAGTACCCCGCCGACGATCGACCCGGCCAATCCGCCGTTGGACAACCCGGTCCTCACCGGTCAGGCTTGACACCCCAAGGAAAGGTTGTAGCATATGAGCAGCATTGGTAGCGCGGGGACCGAAACCGCTGACGCCTACATCGCGCGGATGGCCGAGCAGGCCGCCGCCCGACCGGACGACGCGGAACCCGACAGCCCCGAGACGCCCAGCCCGACGGTTCCTCCCGACCCGGCCCCCGCCGCAGTCGCCGACCCGATCGAGGATGCAGCGCCGCCCGCCGATGCCGCCCCACGCGACACCCCGCAGGCCGAGGCTCCGCCTCCGTCCCCGGATCAGGCCGCAGTGGCGACGACGACCGGAGCCCCCGAACCCTTCCGCTTTGTGGCGGATGGGCGCGAGGTAGAGATTCCGGGCATCGTGCGCGCTGCGAACGGGGATATCACCATTCCCGCCACCGCTTGGCCACGTGTCCTGCCCTACCTCCGGGATCACCGCGCCGTCACTCAGCAAATCCAGGCTGCCAAGGCCGAAGTCAAGCACTGGCAGGACCAGGCCGCCGCCCGGAAAACCCGTGGCGAGCTGTTGTGGGATAAGCTGAGTGCGTTGGTGGAAGGGCCAGAAGACAAGCTGATCGAGTTCTTCGAGAAGCGTCAGCAGATGGCGCCCATCTTGAAGGCCGAGGCCGAAAAGGCTGAACTTCAGCAGCGTCTTGAGGCCCGCGAAAGCCAGGAAAGCGCCGTTGCCGAACAGCAACAGGTCGCGGACCTGAACCGCCAACTTCGCGAGACGACGACCCAATGGGCCGACTACTACGCGAAACGACCGGAGTTTCAGGGGGTGGATGCCAAGCGGATCGACCGCTTGCTCTGGGATCTCCGGTATGACCTGTGGTTTCAGGCGGATGAGCGTGGCGTGCCCGAGTGGAACATTCCGCCGCACGGCTACGGCATCAACCACGATCTGTTGCAGGAACGGCTGACCGAAGTGGTGGGCGATATCCGCCAGCGGGAAGCCGCGATCAAAGCGGCGCAGGAGGCCGCGCAACGCAATGCCACGGCGCTGGCCCCTTCGGCCGCGCCCCCGGCGGTGAGTGCGAAGGCGACGGGTGACGCGGCCCGCGTCCCGGCCAAACCCACCACCACCGAGGAATATCTCGCTCACATGGAGCGATTGGCGCGCGGCTGAAGCCGATGAGCGCCATCGCAAAGGATCACAGCAATGGCGCTCGCAACGACGGTCACCACCTCCGGGACCGATGTCAACAAAATCTGGCGGAAGGTCCAGGGCGATCTGTACGAGGGGATGAACTTCTTCTCGGAGGAGTTCGGGAACATGGAACGGTTCGTTCCCGACACCTACGACATCGACATTTCGGCGCGGGAAATCACCGTGCCGGTCGATCTGAACGAGGAAGTCGGGGTGGCGGCGATCCCCGAGGGCGGCTACGAAGCCGTCGCGTCCTCGGTCAACGTCGAGGAAGTCACCCTCGGGTTCACGCTCCTGAACGCCCGGTTCTCGGCGTCGGTCACGGCCCGCATTCTGGACGAGCGGCACCGCGCCGCCGAACTCAAGCGGCAGATCGTGTTCCAGGGCATGAAGAAGATGCAGGCCCTGGCCCGCACCTGGTCCGACATGGTGTACGGCTACAGCACCAACATCCTGGCGCTGACCGACACCGACCTGTCCGGCACGTCGGACACCCTCACGCTCTACAACGGCCTCAACGATTCGACCATCGCCGGCTCGACCGCCGCGACGGGCAACTACATCGCCAACCTGTTCCGGCCGGGCGAGCGGATCGCGGCCCTCAACGCCGGCTCGCTGGTGACCAACGCGCTGGGCGAAGTCACCGCCATCACGGCCGGGGCCAACCCGACCATCGCCGTCACCTGGGACGGTTCGACCTCGGAATCGACCAACGGGTTGCAGATCGTACTGGCCAACTCGGTCGAAGGCTCGACCATCGCTGCCACCGCGTACAACCGGGGCATCGTCGGCTACCTCGACTTGCTCAAGTCCACCAGCGTCCACGGCACGTCGTCGTCCTCGGTCCCGAACTGGTCGATCGCCGGCTCGGACACGTCGGGCGGTCGGCTGTCGGGCGTGCGGCTCCGGGCGGCCAAGGACACCCTCCGGCGGTACAGCCCGATGAAGCCCGACTTCGCGCTCCTCGACGAGGGCGTGCATCGGGACCTGATCGACCTCGAACGCGCCGCGCTCCGGTTCAGCGATCCGTTCGCGCTGGAGACCGACGGCGACGTGAAGTCGAAGGACCTGGCCATCCGCAGTTCGTGGCGGGTGCCGCCTGGCTACGCGATCGTCGGCAGCAAGAAGGCGTTCGCGCGGCTCGACATCATGCCGAAGCCGGGCCAGGGCTTCGCGTGGGGCGACGGGCACAAGATGGAGAACCAGTCCGGCTACCTGTTCCCGGTGGACTTCCTCACGGGGACCTTCTGCAAGAGCCGGAAGGCGTTCTTTTACTTTTCCGGATTGGACCGTCAGTAGGAACTAAAGCGACAAGGCGGAGGGCTTTACGGCTCTCCGCCTGTCCTTTCACACTGAGGAATCAGACATGGCGGTTACCAAGACCAAGCAACAGACGACGCACGGCTCGGATGCGCGGGCCGCCGTCATTCGCGTCAACGAACTCGCGACGTTGGCGAACGAACTCAAGACCGACTACACCGCATTGCTGGCCGATGTGACGGCGATTCGGGCCGTGCTGGCTGGCATGATTTCGGGGTCGGCCACCTACGACGCGGCCAACCTGGTGGACGGCGCCGGAGCCACCACGACCGTCACCGCCACCGGGGCGGCGCTGGGCGATTTTGCCCTGGTGTCCCACAGCGTGGACGTGGCGGGCATCAGCGTTACGGCCTACGTGTCGGCGGCGGATACCGTGTCGGTGCGATTCCAGAACGAATCGGGCGGCGCGGTAGACTTGGCGTCCGGGACCCTTCGGGTGCGGGTGCAGCCGGAGGCGTCGTTTGCCGCGCCGGCTGCGCTCACCGCAACCTCCATCGCGACGGCGGCCGTGGATTCCATCGGCTCGCCGGCCGGGATTGCGTACGACGACCTGTGAGTCATCCCGCAGGGACTTGGGCCGAGCAGATCGAAGCGCTCACGCCACCGGACGAGCGCCTGTCGTGGCTCAAGGTCCGGTGGCATCCGGTGTTCTGTCGGTGGATGGTCTGGCAACTCCTCCCACCGAACGCCACGCCGTTACTGGTGCTGGATGTCGAGCAGAAGTTGGTTCGGCATCCGACCCGCGGCCATTTCATGCCGGACCCCATGTCCAAGTTGCTGTTGGACCGGGAAATGGTCGATCAACCCGCTTGGGACCTGTACGAACAGACGGGTCGGTACGGGCGGTCGTATTGGGTAGTGCAGGGCGAGCATGGCGGGCACAAGCGACGGTTTTCCAACGTCGAGAAGCAACTGGCCCGCCTCCACGGCAAGCGCTTGGAGCCCCCGGCCCCCGGCGACTTGCCGTATGCGCCCGTCGATCGGCGGGTGTTCGACAAACTAGCGCCGTATGACCAGCTCTTGGGCTGGGAGTACGCCTTCCGGCGGGATGAAGCCGATCCCGCGATGTTCACGGCGCAAGAGCGGGAGGCGATGGTAGGGGTCAAGGGTCAGTATTGGCGCTGGCTGGAAAGCCAAGTCGATGCGGCCTTTGATAGTGTCGAGACTCTCACGCGGAGAGTCCCCATTCCCGTCCGGGATGATGCGCCCCGGATCGACTACGATGCGGAAAAAGCCCGCATCCTGACAGCGGAGTAACCGATGGCGAAGCAACAGGACCAGCAGAAGCGGCGGCGGGCGGGCATTCTCCGGGACCAGTGGGACCGGCCCTATTTCTCGGTCATCGACAAGATGACGGGCGACCCGATCGGGGCGTTGTCCCCGAAGTTCAAGGCGCCGTTGGGGCCGCCGGATGGCCCGGAGTACATCACGATGCAGGCCGACCAGCCGGGGCGGTTCGCCATCCGGTACGATCGGTGGGCGGCGTTTCTGCGGGAGCGGAAAGCGGCGTATCAGGCGTTGATCGCCCGGTATGCGCGCCAGATGTACGGCGACAAGGCCGCGGAGGCGATCCTGCAACCCCCGCCCGAATTGCGGCGGTTGGCGGGCTCGACGCCGTTCCCCTACGAGTTGGTCGAAGCGGCGGGCCAGGGCAACGGCTACATCCTGGGGACGCGGCCGTTTGACCCGACCAAGACGGCGGATGTGAAGTTGCGGGCGATCCTGGAGGAGTACCAGCAGGATCGAATCGACACGGTGGAGGAGTTGCCGACGGGCGAGTGGGGGGATGAGGGCGCGGTCCCGGAGCCGTTGGCGGTGCCGAAGACGCGGCGCGAACGCGACGAACACGCCGGCACGCTGACCTTTTCGTAACAGGAGGCCGTCATGGCCGATTTGGCGGAAGTACCCAGCTATCCCGTGACGGCGACGGGGATTCTTGGCCCGGTCAGTAGCGCGAGCGACACCGTGACCGGATATGCGGCGGGCCAACTGACCTCGGCGGCGTTCAGCGCGACGATTCAGTGTCAGGGGTCGTTTGACAACGGGACGACCTGGGTCGCGTTGCAGATCGTCAACATGGCGGACGGCACCACCAGTACCGGCATCACCGCGAATGGCATCTATCGGGCCGATGTCGGCGGAGTGCCGCGGCATCGATGGTATTGCTCGGCGTTTACGAGCGCGACCTCAGCCAAGTTCTTCCCGACCAAGCGCCAAGGATGACGCCGGCTGAACTGCGGGACGCGATCATCGCGTTGGCGCAGGACATTGCGAAGCGGTCCACCAGTCCGACCGTGGACCAGTGGGCGGCCGAACTTGAGGTGCTGGCGGGGACGATCCCCACCTTGGCGCCGACCATCATCGAGCGGCGGCAACCGAACAGTGACCGCCGGGTGAAGGATGATCCGACCATGCAACAGTTTCGCCGTTCTGGCTCGCGTCGTCGGGGACCGCCGAAGCCCACCGCCCCCGCGCCCACCACCATGACCATCAGTTCCCCGACCTCGGGCACGGCGCGCTTGGTGGACGATACCGAGCAGTTCACCGCCGAAGTCACGGCCCGGCGCAATGACCCGATGGGGAACTACACCGATGTAGTCCTGTCGGTCCTGCCCGAGTCGTGGGTGTCCAGCGATACCAACGTGGCCACGATTGTCAGCGGGACCGGGGTCGCCACCTATGTCGGCGCGGGGTCGGTCACGTTTACCGCGAGCTATCAGGGCCTCACGGCCACGGTCAGCCGCACGGTCACCGCGGCGGTCGCGAGCCTGACCAGCATTTCGATTTCCCCCGCGACGACCTCGGTCCAGACCGGGGCCACCCGGCAGTTCACGGTGACGGAACACTACGACAACGGGTCCACCGTGACCGCGTCGTCTGGCGTGACGTTCATCGTGGTGAGCGGCAGCGGGTCGGTCACGGGCACCAGCACCGGCACCTACACGGCGCCGGGGTCGGCGGGCAGTGCCACGGTACGCGCCAGCAAGAGCGGGTTTACCGCCGACGCGGCGGTGACGATCACGGCGTCCTCGGGTCTCACGTACGAGTATTTCGACGACTTCACGGGGTACGGCGATCTGGCCGCGCTTCGCACTGCGTCGGAAGCGACCGCGTCACCGGACTGGAACTTTACGACCCCGGTTGGCTACACCAACAACCATTGGGCCGCGACGAGCTTGGTGAACGACAGTATCCTGGGCCGGCAAGTCGTGCGGACGCCGTTCTTGGCGCAAACCGATTACTACATCAACACGCCGACGACCGTCAACGGCACGTCCTACCCCCATACGGCCACTCCGGGGGATACCACCCGAGTCTACGTCACCCCCGCCGCCCCGATGAGTTTTATTTGGGCGCGGATGCTGTTCCGCTGGCCGCAACACACGCGGTTGAAGGAGAACAACGGGCAGA